CTGATCGCAGCATCCTCGCAGCACGCGGCATTCGTCAGCTGACCGCTGAGGAGACCAAGTTCTACAACGACTTCATTTCGTCCGCCCGCGGCAATGCGCAGACCGTCATCAACAACATCACCAGCGCACTCCCGCAGACCGTCATCGACAGCGTTATGGACGATATGCGCGCAGCTTATCCGCTGCTCGACATGATCGACTTTACAAACACCGGCGCTGCGATCAAGTGGGTGCTCAACGCACAGGGCGCACAGGCTGCAACGTGGGACGAGCTCAACACTCCGATCACCAAGGATCTTGCCGGCGCAATCCAGGTCATCGACCTGACGCAGTGCAAGCTTTCCGCGTACATGTTTACGACGCAGGACATGCTCGCGCTCGGTCCGCAGTGGGTTGACCGCTATGTCCGTGCAATTCTGGCGGATGCGCTTGCAGCTGGACTTGAAACTGCAATCGTGGACGGCGACGGCGTAAAAAAGCCGATCGGCATGACCAGAAACTTTACCGGCAACTTTAATCAGTCCACCGGCTACGCACGCAAGACCGCAACTGCTGTCACAAAGCTGGATCCGACCACCTACGGCACACTGCTCAAAACGCTTGCAACCGACGGTCTGACCAGCAAGCCGCGTGCGATCTCCCGTGTCATCCTGCTGGTCAACCCTGTTGACTACTTTGACAAAGTCATGCCGGCGACGACTGTTATGACTCCGCTCGGCACTTATGTCGGAAATGTGCTGCCGTTCCCGACTGACGTCGTGCAGTCCGTCGGTGTTCCTTCCGGCAAGGCTGTCATCGGTATCGCTAAAAAGTACTTCATGGGCGTCGGCACCGGTCGCGGCGGCAAGCTGGAGTACAGCGATGAGTACAAGTTCGTCGAGGACCTCCGCACCTACAAGATCAAGTTCTACGGAACCGGTCGTCCGTATGACATCAACGCGTTCATGTTCATCGACATCTCCGGTCTGGTTGCGGCATCTCCGGTCGTGACGATCAACGGAAGCATCGAGAACACGCCGCAGACGACCTGATGTGAGGTGAGTAGTAGTGGCACTGATCGACGACGTTAAGACTTATCTCGGCATTACATGGAGCGATCCGCACACTGACAGCAATGTCGCCGGCATCCTCGCAAGAGCGCAGTCCAAGATCTGCGACTATGCCGGCACAACGCTGGATTTTGAAGCGGAATCGTCCGAAAAGCAGCTGCTTCTCGATCTGTGCCGCTACATCTACAACAACGCGAGCGAGGATTTTGAGGGCAACTACACGCACGAGCTCGTCATGCTGCGAGCCGAACACGCGGTGGAGGTGATCGACGATGAAACCAACGAGGACGTCGAGAGCGAAGACGACAGCGGAACAAGCTGAAGACCGTCTCGTTTTTGACAGACCGTTTGAGCTGCAACACTATGACCTGACGCAGCACGCATGGCTTGACTCGGAGCACATCCACGCAAACATCAACAAAGCGATCAGCACCGGCGGTCAGAGCCCTAACGCCAGCGCTCACGCATCCCGCTATATTTTCCGGATCCGGTATCATGCCGCGCTGGACGATGTCCGCGCAAACCCGCAGCGATATCGGATCCGGTACGGCGGTGAATTTTACGAGCTGGCGGACTACGACGACTACAACGAGCGCCGCACGATCATCAAGCTGACAGCAAGCAAGATCCGCACCGGAACGATCGCTCTGATCTCGGAATCGACCACAACAGAGGACGAGATCGGACAGCAGATCAAGACGGAAACGGCGCTCGACCTGCCGTGCATCGAGTACGAGACCACGCAGGACGAGCGTGCGGACGCCTACCAGATCGACCTTATGCTCGCACACAGGCTGCGGATCTTCCGCGCCGAATACAGCGGCGAACGACGTGTGATGTATGACGGCAAGCGTTACCGGATCGGATCCGTGCGTTATGTCGGTGACTGCGTGGATCTCTACCTCGGAGAGAGGATCGGTGATCTCAATGCCTGATCAGGAGCTGAGCATCCAGATCGTCCAAGCAATGGAGCAGTATAGCGATGCTGTACATGCTGAGATCCGCGCCGGTCTGCAAACGGTCGGCGAAACAGCGTTGAAAAAAGTCAAGGCGGCATCTCCGGTCCGTACCGGGAAATACCGCCGTGGCTGGAAGCTGGACACCAATGATGCCGGCGGGCTGCTGGAAATGACGATCCACCAGAGCAAAGCAAACGCAAGCCTGACGCACCTGCTCGAAGACGGACACCGGACGCGGAATAAAAAAGGCTGGGTAAAGGCGCAGCCGCACATCCGCGCTGTTGAAAACTGGGCGGAGCAGGAAGCAGAGAAAACGATTGAAAAGGCGGTGAAAGGATGACACACGCAGAGCTGAAAGCGGCGATCAAGTCGTTGAACATCCCGTGCGCATACGGCTACTTTGACGGAAAGCAGCCGCCGGAGTACATCGTTTACCGCGAAACACTCCGGAACGTGATCCATGCAAATGGCAGAGTGATCTACTCGGAGCCGTGGATCACGCTGGATCTGGTGTCAAAGCATCGTGATGTCATTGCAGAGCAGGCGATCATGCGTCTGCTGACCGAAAATCAGATCGCGTTTGACGATCCGGAGTACGACTTTGACGAGGAGCAAGGCATCCACGTCGCAACCTACATTTTCCAAATCGAGGAGGAATGATATATGTCCGAAAAAGCACGCATTGTGCGCACTATCACCGATCTCGGCTATGCGCCGATCACCGCAATCGACGAGGACGGCAAGCCGACATACGGCCCGGTTAAGTGGCTGCCGCATCACAGAGCCGGCGGACGATCTTATGACGCGCAGCCGGCTGGCTCTTCCGGCGGAATCTGGGCAGATGGCCGTGAGGTCTACGCCTACGAGGACAACCAGGGATATAACGACACTGTCACAACGGTCGGCGTCACCGACGACGTCGAGGAGGACTGGTACGGTTACACCGTCAACGAGGACGGAAGCGTCGAAGAGTACGCAGACGGTGAGGAGTATCCGCAGTTTGCACTTGTTATCATCGAGGACACGACTGACGGCGTCGGAAAGACGACGATCTTTTACTACAGCCACATCATGCAGAGATCCGCGCAGTCTGGTGCGACGAGCGAGGGCAACGGTCTCAACCCGCAGTTTCCGCAGCACAACATCGCGCACCGCCCGCGTCTGGACTGCATGTGTGTCAAGCGCGAGATCCCGTCTAAGACCAAGATCACGACGATCCCGGAGCCGTCCAGAGCGACACCGCATGTAAGCATTGCCGAGGCAACCGCATCCGTCGCAGTCGGCAGCACTGTTGCACTGACGGTTGACAGCGTGTATCCTGCCGGCGCAACGATCACATGGACATCCGGCACGACCTCTAAGGCAACGGTCAGCGCTGACGGCGTCGTGACCGGTGTCGCAGCCGGCACGTCCGTCATCACAGCGACGATCACCGTCGGCGGCACGACCTATACGGACACCTGCAATGTCACGGTGACATCGAGTTGATAGGGGGATAATCATGGATAAAACGATCAGGATTGCCGATAAGGACGTAACAGTCCGCAAGACATTCGGCACGGAACTCCGGTACAAGCGTCAGTTCGGTCGTGAGTTCCAGACGGATCTCCGGATGATCCTTGCAATGCGCAGCGAGCTGACGCCGGATCTGGCAAAAGAAAAAAAGGCACAGATCATCATGGGAGTCGAAACCGAGTGGATGTATGACATCCTGTTTATCATGGCACAGCAGGCTGATCCCACGATCACAGACGAGCTGGAGTGGCTCGACCGCTTTGACTCGTTTAACATCTGGCTTGTGTTTGACCAGATTGTCCCGCTGCTCGTGGCAGAGTCAAAGGCGGCGCCAAAAAACGACTGAGCGGCAGCGGAACTGAAGAAGACAGCAGCCCCTTGGCGGCAGTAGAAGTTGCAGAGCTGCTGATGTCAAGGGGCTTTCCGTTGCCGGAGCTCGACAACTGGAACACAGGCGATCTGATTGACTGGTGTGCAGCACATGACAGGCACATCAGAGAGCGGCGCGGAGAACATGTCGCGGATCCATACGAGCAGTACCAGCAGCTCAAGGCCATGGAGCCGGATGTCGATGCGATGTATGCAGCCGGTCAGATCCGCGAGGCAAAGTATCAGACATACAAGCGCACGCTCGCAGAGTGTGCAGCAAAGCTGGGGGAGTGAGAACGTGGCAGCAAATAAAAAGATCAACGGCATTACAATCGCGATCAAAGCCGATACAAACGGCGTCACAAGCGGGCTTAAAGAGCTGACTGACCAGTCTGTTACGCTCTCAAAGCAGCTGAAAGCAGTCGATAGTCTGTTAAAAATGGATCCGAGCGATACAGAGAGCCTGACGCTGAAGCAGGAGCTGCTTGCGAAGTCTGTCGAAACGACAAAGAAACGGCTGGAAGCGCTGAAATCTGCGCAAGAAGATGTAAAGGCAGCTTTCTCGCGCGGCGATATTGGAACGGATGAGTACATCGCGTTTCAGCGCGAGCTTGTGGCGACCGAAAAGCGGATGAAAGATCTCGAATCGCAGTCCGACGATACCGGCGAAGCCGTTGACGATCTCGGAACCGAAACGAAGGAAACCGGCGATCAGATGCAGAAAGCCGAAAAGCAGTCCGGATCTCTCGGCGAATCGCTGAAATCCGGACTTGCAGCCGGCGCAAAGGCTGCCGGTGCTGCGCTCGCGGTTGTCGGTGCGGCATCCGTTAAGCTGGTTAAGGATGTAATCAAAGAGACCGGCGAGCTGGAGCAGAATCTCGGCGGTGCGGAGTCCGTTTTCGGCGAGTACGCTGACAAAATGAAGAAAGCCGGCGAAGATGCATACAAGAATCTCGGTCTCTCGCAGAGCGAATACCTTGCGACGGCAAACAAGATGGGCGCGCTGCTGCAAGGTACAGGATTTGCGGCGGAGGAATCTGCTGACATCACGGAAAAGGCGATGCGCAGAGCTGCAGACATGGCGTCCGTTATGGGTATTGACTTGTCAGCGGCAATGGAGTCTGTGGCCGGGGCTGCAAAAGGCAACTTTACAATGATGGATAACCTCGGCGTTGCGATCAACGACACGACGCTGAAAGCCTATGCAATGGAAAACGGGCTCGGCGAGATCAAGACGACTCAGGACAAAGTCAATGTCGCAATGCAGCTTTTCCTCGACAAGACAAAGCAGTACGACGGCAACTTTGCAAAAGAAGCGACGCAGACCATTACAGGCTCTTTTGGCTTGCTCTCCGCGTCATGGCGCTCGCTGATCGCCGGCCTTGGAAACAGCGAAGCGGACATTTCGGCGCTCGCCAATAACGTCGTGGACGCTTTTGACTCGGTTGTTGAAAATGTCTCACCGGTCGTTGACTCGATCGTCGAATCGCTGCCGGCAGTGATTGACTCACTGCTCGATGCGGTTGAGAGACTGCTCCCGAAGCTGATCCCAGCGTTTACGAATATTTTTTTGAAGCTCGTAGACACACTTGTGAGACTGCTCCCGGAGCTGACTCCCGTTGCGTCTGACGCAATCATGACTATCACCACATCGCTGATCGCAAACGCCCCGAAAATCCTGCAAGCGGCTTTGCAGATCATCACGACGCTGTCGCAAGGGATCGCCGACTCGCTCCCGGACTTGATCCCTGTTGCGATCCAGTCGATTTTGACAATCGCGAAAACGCTCACAGACCCGCAGAACCTCATGCCTCTGATCCGCGCAGCGTTTGACATAATCAATGCACTGATCGACGGCTTGCTCAGTCCGGACAGCATCAATGCGATGATAGACGCACTCCCGGAGATCGTCGAAAACATTGTTGATATCCTGATCGACAGCATCGACTTGCTGCTCGATGCGGCTGTAAAGATCATCGAGGCG